GGATATGTGTGCAAGTGAATATTGGCAGATCCAGTCGGCGTGTTTAGATTTATGGGGTAATGCTTATAGTTATATTGCTCGTCGCAATAACCGAAGCGTTATATCTTTAGAGCCACTGTTTCCAAGCGAAATGGTGAAAAAACGCTCAAAAGATGGAAGTTTTGAATACCATTACACTGAAAATGGGAAAGTCAAAATCTATAACGATGATGAAATTCTACATTTTAAAGGCTTCACTTTAGATGGTTATGTTGGGCTATCTGCAATCCAATTTTTTGCACAAACAATTGGTATGCAGTTTGATGCGAACAATCAAGCACAAGATTGGTTCAAGAATGGCTTAAAGGTTGGCGGTTTCCTTGAAACTGGTGAACAAACACTGACAAAAGAACAGCGCACAAGCATGCGTAACCACTTGTCAGAATTTAGTAAGCCTGAAAATTCAGGGAAATACATGATTCTTGAGGCAGGTATGAAACTATCTTCTGCCAGCAACATCAGAATTAACCCAGTAGACGCACAGCTTTTAGAGTCACGTTACTTTGGTATTGAGGAAATTTGTAGAGCTTTTGGCGTACCGCCGCAATTGATTGGCCATACCAACAAAGCAAGTTCATGGGCATCTAGTTTAGAACAGACAAATCAGGGGTTTTTGACCTATTCGCTGAATCCTCAGTTAGTACGTTACGAACAAACCATTGCGCGAAAACTTTTGCTACCACATGAAAAATATCAATTTCGTCCTAAATTCGCGGTTGACGGTTTGTTGCGAGCTAACAATACAGCAAGGGCGGAATTTTACGTGAAGATGACTCAAAACGGTCTATATACCCGTAATGAAGTCCGTGAGCTTGAGGATATGCCAAAGGCGGACGATCCATCAGCCGATAAACTCATGGTGCAAATGCAAATGGTGCCTTTGGGACAAGAACAGGGGAAACCTAATGACTAGAAAAAGTTTTAATTTTGAGCTTAAAGCCGTCCAAGAGGACGGTTTTTTTTCGGGGTATGGTGCAGTTTTCGGAAATGTTGACTGGTACAACGATGTGATTTTACCAGGTGCATTTAAAGCGTCACTCGAAAAATGGCAGTCAAAAAATAAGATGCCGCCAGTCCTATGGAATCACAACGACAGTGAGCCAATCGGTGTTTACACACAAATTTATGAAGATGAGAAAGGATTATTTGTTGAAGGGAAATTGCTTATTGATGATGTTCCAAGAGCCAAATCGACATATGCGCTTTTGAAAGCTGGCGCTATTGATGGCTTAAGTATTGGTTATTCAACAAAGAAGGCAAATCAGCAAGGAAATGGGGTTCGAGAGTTAATCGAAGTGGATATTGGTGAAATTTCGATTGTCACACAACCCGCAAATGATCGAAGTCTTATTACTTCTGTAAAAAACAAATTAGAAGACGGTGAGTTACCGACCTTACCAGAATTTGAAAAATTCCTGAGAGAGTCAGGATTTTCAAAATCGCAATCTACTGCCATCGCTAGCAAAGGGTTGCGCTCTCTTCTGAGCGAGTCAGAGGAACAAATCAAAGAAGCGAAATCAGTTTCAAATGCCTTAAATATTTTAAAAGGAGTCAGCAATGCCTGATCAAAATTTAGAACAACTCGCTCAAGAGTTTAAAAAACAAGTTGATGAAGTAAAAGGAATCGCCGAAGACTTCAAAGGTAAGCGTGAACATGGTGACAAAATTGCTGAAGGTGCAAAGCAAGCTGCCGATGAAGCAATTACTAAGCTGAATGAAACAAAAGCCCGTATTGATGAGTTAGAGCAGAAAATGGCTCGTCGACCACAAGAAGGTGGTGAGGAGCATAAATCACTTGGACGCCAATTTGTGGAATCTGAGCAGTTTAAATCTTTGCAAGGTGAAGCAGGACAGCGTGGTAAAGCAAACTTAGAAATTAAAGCAACCATTACATCAGCAACCACTGATGCGGCCGGATCTGCTGGTGACTTAGTGCAAGCTACACGTATTCCGGGAATTATTGCACCACCTGATCGTAAGCTTACAATTCGTGATTTGCTTATGCCGGGTCGTATGGATGGTAATGCTCTTGAATTCGTCCAAGAAACTGGGTTTACCAATAATGCTGATGTTGTAGCAGAAGGTGCTAAAAAGGCTCAATCTGATATTAAGTTTGATCTTAAATCAACAACAGCCAAAGTGATTGCCCACTTTATGAAGGCTTCTCGCCAAATTCTGGACGATTCTTCACAGTTGCAGTCTTATATTGATGGTCGTCTTCGTTACGGTTTGGCATTCAAAGAAGAACAGCAAATCCTTAATGGTGATGGTACGGGTCAAAACTTACTGGGCATTATCCCGCAAGCAACACCATATGTTCGGCCTACAGGTGTTACTACAACAGCAGAAAGTAAAATTGACACTCTACGCTTTGCAATGTTGCAAGCAGTACTTGCTGAATATCCTGCAAGTGGGCATGTTTTAAACCCAATTGACTGGGCAGCGATTGAAACCCTGAAGGACACATCAGGCCAATACATCATTGGTAATCCTCAAGGTGCGCTCAACCCAACACTATGGAAGTTGCCAGTAGTTGAGACTCAGGCAATTACGGTCAATAAGTTTCTTACTGGCGCATTCTCAATGGGTGCTCAAATTTTTGACCGTTGGCTTTCGCGTGTGGAAGTTGCTACAGAAAACGAAGATGACTTTGTTAAAAACTTAGTCACGATTCTTGCCGAAGAGCGCTTAGCACTTGCTGTCTACCGTCCAGAAGCATTTATCTACGGTGATATCGTTCCTGCTGGACCTTAATAAATGCAAATTAGGGGCTAATAGCCCCTAATTCATGGAGATGAAAATTGACTACATATAAAGTAATGCGCGAGCATCTAGGTGATAAGTTTTACCTTACTGGGGAGCAACGGGAAGCTAATCCGGTTGATGTAAAGCATCTTGTTGCCAAGGGTATTTTAGTTGAGTTAGGAGAGGGTGATAAACCAAAACCCGCACCAAAAACTCCAACCAAAAAGGTAAATCAAAATGATCGACCTTCCGAAAGCTAAATTACATTGTCGTATCGATGATGATGTAGAAGATGACCTTTTAATCCAATGGATTGATGAGGCTGAGGTTGTTATTCAAAATGATCTCGATCGTAAGATTATTGCAACAGAAACTGATCGGGTGAATGAGTCTGATCTTGTTGATAATACAGCTTTGGATTCCGCTCGTCTTATCTTTGTTCAATACCGATATAGCCGCAGTGCAGATGGGAAACCAAAGGCATATTGGGATTTATTGCAAAAGTTTAGGGAAATGGGGGTATAGACATGGATTTAGCCCCCGAACTCTGCCACCGCATCAGCATCGAAAAGGAAACTTCGCCACGTGATGACGATGGCAACATCCTAGATCCAGTATGGACCACACATGCAACGCTTTGGGCGAAGGTCACATGGCTTTCAGTCAAAGACACGTTGGTTGCTCAGGCTAATAATTCTGAAATTGTCGCGCGTTGTAAGATCCGTAAACGATCAGATATCGATACAACTATGCGTGTTGTATACGATGGGAAAATTTATAGCATCACTGGTGAGCCTTTACCCGATGCTGAGAATGGCAAAATTTACTGCACTTTGATGCTCAGTCATGGTGTACAGAAATAAGGAAGCGCTTATGTCTGTCGAATTTAAGATTGAGGGCATGGATGAACTTTCTAAGAAACTCCAAACGTTGACAGATGGCAAAGCCGTTAACCGCCGTGCTCGATCCGCTGCACGTAAAGCCATGCAACTAGTGCTATTTGCTGCCAAGGTTGGAGCTTCAAGTATTGATGATCCAGATACGCGGGAAAGCATTCAAGAAAACCTTGTAATTCGTAATGGCAAAAGCCACGACATAAACACCGTTCGTATGCGAGTTGGTGTGCTTGGTGGGGCGAAAAACTATGCCAATACTAAGGACAATTTTCGTAAGGGGCGCGCTGGTAAGAAATACACCACCGACGGAAGCAGTAAGAACCCGGGCGGCGACACTTTTTACTGGCGCTTTATTGAGTTTGGTACATCATCATCACCACCAGTTCCATTTTTAAGACCGGCATTAGCTCAGAACATTGATGCAGTAACAGCTGAATTTAACAAGGCGTTTATGAAGTCGATTGAATCCGCAATCCAAAAGGGAAAAATCGAATGAAGCAATTACCTATCTACCGAATCTTGAAGGCTGATGCCCAAGTATTTGGAATGTTGGGTGAACGCATTTATGAAGATGTGGCACCTGAAAAGACACCTACGCCGTATTTGGTTTGGTCTGACTTATCGGGCACCCCAAATACCTCACTGGATAACATCACGAATCAAGATAATGTTTTGTATCAGGTGATGGTCTATAGCCCAAACCAAAAGACAGCTTTAGATATTCGAACAGCTGTATGTAATGTGCTGCAAGAACACAGCTTGATCGAACAACGTATCGGACACTATGAGTTAAATACAAAGCTCTTTGCTCGTGGGTTCTCAGGGAGTTGGTGGCTTGATCGTTAATACACAGTGTATTTTTTACTGAGCACCTTTAGAGGTGTTTTTTTATGCTTAAAATTTGAGGAGAAGTAACTCATGGCAACAAAAAAAGGTGTTTTATCTAATGGGACCGCTGTATGGATTGTCCACGGTGCTGTGCCCACATTAACAAAGATGGGTTGTATTAAAGCATTGGCATTAGGAGACGACAGTGCAGCTGAAATTAATACAACATGCTTAGAAGAAACAAGTACTGCGACTTCTGAGTATGGACTTGTTACTCCTGGCGAAGGTTCAGTGCAAATCGATACTGATCCTAAAAATCAATCGCATATGACATTACTGCAACTTGCAGCGAATAAAGAAAAAGTTGAAGTGTATGTTGGTTGGTCTGATGGAATTGCAGAACCAACATTAACAGGCAGTGATATTGAGCTACCAGAAACACGTACATGGTCTAGCTTTGAAGCTATTTTAAGAAAAGGTTCTCCAGTGTTTGCACTAGATGCCATGGTTAATCACACCATTCCAATGAAACGCCAATCAGAAGTGATTGATCAGTTTAAGGTGAATCCATAATGGCTAAACTTACCTTAAATGCGGCAAAGGCTGCTGTTGGAACAGGTGCTTTTGCCGAAAAGACAATTAAGTTTCGTGATTCGAAAGGGGCCGAATTTGAAGGTGAAATTCTTGTAAAGCGCTTGTCGCATGATGAAACAATTACCGCTGTTGATGCATGGGATTTGGAAGATCGGAAGACGGCAACGATTGATCAAATTACTAAGGCCATTATTTTTAAAGCAATTTATACTTCGGTTGATGAGCCATTTTTCCCAACGGTTCAAAGCACAGGTGAAGTTTCATCTGAAATTGTGGATGTGATGTATCGCGTAGCCGATGAGGTTAATGATTTCTCGGGAAAGGAGTGGATCTGGAAGAAGAAGAGTTCTGGTGCGAACTTGTCCTCAACGGTATTGGTGGAAGAACCATTGAAAAAGCAAAAAAAACGATCAGTCCGCGCGAGTTTGCAATCTGGAGAGCGTATAGAGAAAAAAGAGGATCACTCTTCATAGGGCGAAGAATTGAGCAGGGCTTCGGTAATTTAATGGCCCATCACACAATGTTTAAAGTGAAAGATCCTGAATCAGTCTCTGCTCTGACCTATATGCCACATGAAGATGCTCCAGTGACAACTTTTGAAGAAGAACGTTTGAAAGCGATTAAAAGAAAATCTGGTTAGATAAATTCAGTACGCTTCAAACTATTAGTTGATTATAGCCACCTACGAAGAGGAGGCTTTTTTATGCCTTGAGGTTTTATATGAGTGCCAAGCTTGGAACATTAACACTAGATCTAGTCACCAAAATTGGCAACTTTGTAGGACCAATTAAGGAAAGTGAAAAACAAGTCAAGACTAGCTTTACTAGTATGCAAAAGGACGTGCTTGCGTATGGAGCTATAGCAGTATCTGGTGCGACGGCAGCAGGTGCTGCAGTATTTGCTATGGCAAAAACCTATGCAGACGCAGCGCAAGAACTAAAAACATTTGCAGCCATTTCTAATGCAACAACGCAAGAATTTCAGGCAATGTCTGCAGCGGCTCAATCGGTAGATATTAACCCAGATAAATTGGCAGACCAATTAAAAGACTTTAATGAAAAGCTCGGAGAGTTTATTACCATCGGTTCGGGTGGTGCCGTCGACTTCTTTGAACAAATCGCTATTCAAACGGAAGGTAGTGCTGAGGGTGCACGAAAACTCGCACTTGAGATGCAGAACTTATCAGGTCCACAAGCACTACAGCTTTATGTCGATAAGCTTGAGGAGGCAGGCGTTTCACAACAGCAAATGTCTTTCTATTTGGAAAGCATGGCTTCAGATACCACTAACCTGATTCCATTACTTAAAAATGGTGGTGAAGGGTTTAAGTTCTGGGCAGATGCCGCAGAACGTTATGGCTTAATCATGGATGAATCTGCGATCCAAAAAGCGTCTGAATTTAAAGTTCAGTTAAAGCTTTTAGATATGCAGGTACAAGGGGCAAAAAATCAGTTCATCCAAGGGTTGATGCCAGCACTTGTATCTGTTGGTGATGCTATGTCTGATGCGACAACTGAGACGGATTTAATGTCTGATGCAGGTGAGACTTTAGGAGGCGTCTTTAAGGGAGTAGCGGCAACAGGTATGGGGGTTTATGCGGTTATAAAGCTACTCTCCAATGCAATTGCAGGCCTTTCTTTCGATGCACTTAATGCTAAAAAAAATGTGGATTTAGCTGCTGAAGGTGGTACTTGGGCGGATAAATTACCTGGTCTTAGGCTCGCAAAAACCTTAATCACTGGCGCAACAGTAGCAAGAGCTCCAAATAGTGGTGTATCTATGGCAGCAGCGGACAATGCTAAAGTTATGGATGATATAGGCACTTCAATCACAACTTTATTTACTAATACTGTGAATGAAGCTACAGCTGCCATGGCGAAAAACCAAAGTGGCCAAGCTGGTGTGATTAAAGGTTCAGATGAGTGGATTAAAAAACAAAACCAAGCTGCTAATGCAACAAATGCTGCAACTAAGGCCTTAAAAGAACAGCAGGCACAGGCGCGAAATTCCATTGCATATGAATATTTGGATGATTTCGCAAAGTTTGCCGAAGACTATAAACGTCAGGTGACGGAAATTGGGAAAGCAAACTTTGGTGCTGAAGAGGCTTCATATATCGCTAAAGCCAAAAGCCGTTATGAATTTGCTGAAGAAATGTACCTTCGTCAGATTACTGAGGAAATTAATACCTTTAAGTGGTCTGAAGAGGAAAAGCTGAAATATGCGTTTGAAACACAGCGCATTATGATTAGTGAATCGGGCAAATATAATAACGAACTTAAAGAGTTAAAGCTGAAAGTACTAGATGAACAACATGCGATTGAGCTGAGAAAAACTCAGTGGCATGCACTTGAAATGCGCCAAACCTTAGAAGATTCAATCATAGGTCTTTCTGGTGGCGCTGATGATATTTTTGCGAAATCTACGATGACTCCGCAAGAATATTCTCAGTGGGCTTTGGAGAGTAATCGTTCAAAGGCTCAAGTAGCTTTGAAGAACGATCGTGTGAATGTTGAGCGAGACATTATGACGAGTGATGCTTACTCGACAGATGATGATCGCTATCAAGCACTTTTAGATGCCCATAAAGAATACCGTGATGGGTTGTATGCAATTGATCTTCAGTATGATCAAAGTGTTAAAGATTTGGCCCAAAGCCAAATGCTTCAACAGTTAGATATGTGGCAAGGTATTTTTTCAAGTGGGCAGACTACTTTTGCACAATTAACTCAGTCAGTTAAAAACAACGCTGGGGAGCAATCAACGGCATATCGTATAGCATTTGCTGGTCAACAAGCATTTTCTATTGCTTCGTCACTGGTTGCCGCATGGACTGCATATACGCAGGCTTTTGCAGACCCGAGTGCAATGACTTTGCCTCAAAAGTTTGCAGGTGGTACAGCTGTAATGGGTGCATTAATGCCAGCAATTGCAACAATTTCATCTATTGGAATTGATGGTATGGCTCATAATGGTATTGATAACATTCCAAAAGAAGGCACATGGTTATTGGATGGTGGTGAGCGAGTGTTAAACCCTCAGCAGAACAAGGATTTAACTAATTATCTTGCTAATAAGCCAAATCATCAACAATCTCAGCTTATCGAAAATAGCCTTAGGGTAATCATGGTCAAAGATGAGAGTGAAGCTAAAGATATGCTCTATAGCGCTGATGGGGAAAAGGCTTTCCTTTATCATATGAAACGAACTGGATATGCGAAGAAATAACCGGCCTTAATAGGTCGGTTTTTTATACCTGCAATTTGAGGACAAAATGAACATACAAACCCAATATGGTGAGGTGCATGTATTAACAAATTGCCCTCTATTAAATTCAACTGAGCGATTGGAATGGATGACCGAAGTTCATGAGTCATTCGATGGCAGTGAAGAGCGTTATCCATTACGTGATGTACCTCGTCAAATTCTGAATTTTAACTACGTACAGATGCGCAAAGAAATGGGCGATATGTTTCACATGCTATCTGCCAATTTACGTAAGCAGTGGGGTATTCCATTGCGACAAGTAAAACG